TCTTCTGTCGACATAGCGACGGAAGTGTTATCATCTGATAATGAGAGGTCGAGGCCGAGCCATACTTTACGGCCGCGCCACCATTCGTCATCCTTATCGCGTCTGCACTGCTTTACCTTCTGAATATCGATATATCCTTCTACTCCGAGTCCTTTGTAGAGGATATTGCAGTGCTTACACAGGAAGTTTTCCCGCTTATTCTCATAAAGGATCGCGTCTGTCCGCTTCTCCTTTAAGTTTTCAAGCATCTCTGGCCTTGTCAGCGAGACGGGGTTTGCCTGGAAGAGGATCCTGTCATCTGTCATCCACTGATCGCCGGTCTTTAAGTCGTCATCCGGCTCATATAAAAGCGAGAAGATCCTTTTGTTATCGATCAGGCCGTCAAGTGACTTCTTTGCCTTGTCGATCTCGTCGATCATCGAGTTATTGTCGTTCGGATATTGCGTGCTGATGACTATGCCGAGCTTGTTCGGGATGTTGATCTGGGATGATCTCATCGCCTCGATCGGGTATGTATCCATCGCACCGGCTTCATCGGCCAGAAACGCATGAGCGGTCTTACCGTCGAGCCTGTCTTCTGAATATGCGAGCGGTTTGTACTCGTTGTCGTTAAGGTTGCACCTTATCTCGGACCGTAAGAGCTTGAAGGCGGGCTCTACTTCGTCATAGAGCGCCGGTGAGCTCTTGATGATCTTCCGGATCGCAAGCTTAAGCTCCGATGAGAGTGCGAGATCCGGTGCAACAGAAAAGAACCGGGAGAAGTCCGGTTCTGTCAGCATCAATAATATGAAAATCGCTCCGCTGTTGAAGGTCTTGAAGTTCTTTCTGGCTATCTCCAACAGTATCGTCGTGTAATATCGTATGTTTTGCTTTTTCTTGAGCTTCGTGCACAGTCCTGCGATTATCAAAAACCATGCATACGGCTCAAGTCCTTCGTTCATCGGGACGTTAAGGTCCGGATGGATCATGAGCTTTAAGAGCCTCTCGATCCTGGCTACCGTCTCTTCGTCGATCATTGCCTCTTTGTCGAAGCCGTCCGCGATGTTCAGCCAACTTTCAGCCTGCATCCGGACGTATTTCGGTACCTTCCGGCGCGTATCCGAAGCGCAGAAGGACGCATACTTGTAAGCAGGGTTCTTTTTATACACCGAGAGCCTCCTTTAATGCGTTCGCCTTCGTTTCCGGCTTCTTCGGGATCGCTGCAAGTGCTGACCGGATAGTCATGCAGTTTTGCTTCTCAAAGTCGTTCATTTCTGCCCTGATCGACTTCGCAATACCCTCTTTTTTGGCAATAATATCTTCCATTTTGGTGATTAAACGGTAGTATTCGGGCATATTTTTCGAAAAATCAGCCTTATTTTCGCGTAATTCTTCAATTTCGCCCTTTGTTTTTGCTATGTCGATCTCGACATTGTTCAGTTTCGACTTATTCAGGCAATACCGTCTGACCGGTGCCCCGTAGATCTCGTCGAACTTATCTATCGCCTTGAGAAGCGGTTTAAGGCGCAAAAACTCCAGATGAGCGACCTTATCCGACCTGACGTCGGCGGTCTCAACCATCATCTTACCCGTGAGGAGTGCTTTTTCCGCTCTTTCACGTGTGGCAAGCTCTTTTTTTGTTCTGTGCGACTTTTTCTCCAGCTTTACAACTGTCGCCGCTTTTGCCGGTCTTGCCATTTCATACCTCTTTGTTTAGGTTTGTCACGCATTACAGGCTTTCTCTTATCTCCTCAGGGCCTTTCGCCTGAACTATGCTACTAAGCCCTGCCTGTTGCGGATTCATTTTCGCTGATAGCGTTGTTTCAAACGCCTGTGGCGTAGGATATATACGCAATTTTTGTTTTGTACCATTACAGATAAGTGAGGGACGGGCCGATGTTCCAGTTCGCATTGGAAAGGGCATTGTTCAGATTGAGGCAAGAAGGACCGACAAGGGCCCCATTGTTGCAGTTGCCGCCCGCAATCGTCGGAAGGCTCGTTGGCTTGCGTATATACCCCTGATATTTTCTTTTGATCTACTCCTCGCGGGGCGCTGCGCCCCCGCATCCCCCGCCGCGGCTACGCCGCAACAGGTTTTTTGTAAGAGAGGGACGGGCCGACGTCCCAGCTCGCAACGGAAAGGGCACCGTTCAGAGCGAGGCAAGAAGGACCGACAAGGGCCCCACGGTAGCAGGCGCCGCCCGCAATCGCATAATCGGTCTGGCTATTGTTGAACCACAGTCCATCAGGCCAGTACGTCGAGTCTGATCCGCTCGCCGTCTGAGGTATCAGGCCGTAAGATGTCATCTTCGCTGCGCTGATATATCCGCCGCTTGTTCCGCCCGGTGTTATTCCGGTATTTACGTATCCGGATGCGTCCGTATTGTACGGAGGATGCATCTTGACTCTGATCGTTCCGCTGACATTCATGCATCCGGCGATACGATCCCATCTGTCGCCCCAGGCATTCTCTTTCCAGAGGAACTTAACAGCTACATTTCCACTTGTTCCGTAGAACGGTCCCTTGTCCTTAAGGGTTCCGGTCTGAAGGAGACTTGCCGCACCGGTTCCGCCCGAGTTATGTCCGGCGCCGAATACTGCCTGTGCGTTCGTATTCTTGCCGAAAAGATAAGCGATATCCTCCCAGAGCTTCACGAGAGCCCAGTCGTTCAAGTACCATCCGTCGCCGTTTGCCTGGCAATATGAAATCTCGGTTGCGCCCGCTGCGTTGTTCATAGGTGTCTGACCTGCGAGAGATCTGACTTTGTTGCTCACATTGGAGCCCTCGAACATATCCGTGTAAACCTCTTCGAGGATAGTTTCTCCGTCATCTGCGAGGTTCGCATAGCACTTGTAGCCTTCGTCAACCTTCTTGTTGGCAAACTTAACAACAATCTGGTTTGCATCTTCGTATCTGCAGATCCAGATAGGCTTTACCCCTACCATTGCATTCCCGGGGAATGTGGTATCCGAGATGTCAGATGCGGTTCCGTCAAGTTTCTTTGTCTGATCATCGTGATCAAGCTCGTACGCAACGGTTCCTTTGAGGGCGTCGCCCGCTGCATCGTTGTAGAGCATGACCGGACGGAATGCGTCCATGATGAAGGTATCTTTCCATGAGCCGTAATCGAGCACTTCTCCTGTCGTGAGATCCAATGCCATAGGCGAGAAGCCTTTTGCGTCGTCCGTATATGTCACCCTGGTTGCAGGGTTTGAGTCGTTCTTGTTGATCTTGTAGCCGTAAATGATGGCGCTGCCGTCAACCGTCACCTCGCCTGCGTCGTGAGTTGTGTCATCATCATATGTCACAATCAGGTGATTCATGGCATTGATATCTACGGATTTGATTCCGAGGCCGTCTGATCCGGCTTCTCCCGTGTCACCCTTCGGGCCTGTCGGTCCCTGAATGCCCTGCTCGCCCTGGATTCCCTGTATGCCCTGGATTCCCTGCTCGCCGGTATCGCCCTTGTCACCTTTAGGTCCCTGAATTCCCTGCTCACCGGTATCGCCTTTATCGCCTTTTTCGCCCTTGATGCCCTGCGATGCGAGGTGACATACGAGTGAATAAGGCGGATTACCTTCTGCGGTATATCTGTAGATGGGATATCCGATAGAGGTCGAAGGATCCTCAGGATCGTAATCTTCCTGCATGACCATGAACATCAAGCCGATCTCGGAAAAGTCGTCCGGATCGAACTCGGATATGTCATCGTACTGTTTGTAGATGAGAAACGGATAACCGTCGTCTCCTTTTTCGCCCTGGATTCCCTGAATGCCCTGTAAACCTTGCGGTCCCTGTGCACCAGTATCGCCTTTCGGTCCGGCTACACCCTGCGCACCTGTGTCGCCCTTCGGGCCTTGTGCGCCTGCTGCTCCTGCTTCTCCGGTTTCGCCCTTGTCGCCTTTTGCTCCTGTGTCGCCTTTTGCTCCGTTCATGACATCCATTGTCGTCGTATGCTCCGCGCCGGCATTATCCTCCCACAAGAACGTGATCCGGGTTCCGCCGGTGATCGCTGTTTTGCTCTGGATCTGACAAGGCTTACCTGCGAGAGCTCCGACGCCTTCCAGAGAGTCGCGTGTGTATTTGTTAGCTGCCGCGAGGGCTTTCTTTGCATCTAATGCCATAATGAGCCTCCCTTACTTCCAAGTCTCGGAATCTGCATCGTAGAAATAGAGCGTCTGAGTGTCTAACTCGAAGAAACTGCTCCCGTTTCTGATCGTCATTCCGTCTACGGATCCTGTCGGTTTTGTGTCTGTCGACAATCCA